GAAGGTTGAAAATCTAAATCTTGTAGCAGAGCGGTTTCTCTTTTGGCAGCACTCTGATCCTAACTTGAATCTATCTTATCTGGATGAATATCCCCTTGAATTGGATTTACACTTCACGGATCTGCTGGATGAGTCAGATATAGCTAATCAATATCTTACTGGTCCTCACTATATCATGAGAGGAACGATCACTCTGGATGGTTGGGTCTTTACTGTTCCTACATCTGTAAAGGCCATCCATTCAATTCATCTTACTGTTTATGATAAGGATAATCTAACTGAGACAGCTGAATATGAGGAAATTATAGTTGAAGATTCAAATCAGGACACTGAATTGGCTGAAACATTGAAGTTATATACTAGAGTTGAAACTTTTTGAGAAACATTCTTTTAAGTTTTACTAAGGAGATTTATTATGTGTGCGTTTTATGTAAGCCCGGGTGTTTACACCAGGGAGAAGGACATCTCAACGATAGTACCTGCGTTAGCAACCACTATAGGTGCTCTTGTTGGTTACTCTCCAAAGGGGAGTTTGGATATCACACTTATTACTAATCGGCAGCAGTTTATTGCAGAGTATGGTGAGCCTATCACAGGAAACTATTTCCATTACTCCGCTTTAGCTTTTCTTGAGAAAGCTTCAGCACTTTATTGCCGTAGGGTAGTGAACGAAGCTCTTTATTCTGGAGTCCATGTTAAACAGTCGGACGAAGCTACAGATAATGAAGCTTTTGGAGCTGGCCAGTTGACGGCTGTTTTCTATGATGAGTCTGGTGTTGAAGGTGAGCTCATAAGTGTTCTTGCAGTCAATCCCGGCCTTTGGGGAGACAATGTTAGTATTATTATCAAGAATGTTAAGGATGGAACGGAGACAGAAGTTACTGAACAGTACACGTTTGAGATAGATATCTATCTTACTGACAGCGATGGAAATTCTGCAAAGGTCGAGAATTGGAAGGTCTCCAGGAAGAATAAGTTGGACGGTTCTGGTGTCCAGATGTATCTGGAAGATAAAATTAACGGTTATAGTGAATATATCCGTGTTGCAGATAATACATCTGAAGTAGATACAGTCCTTCCGAAGGAGAATTCAACTGCGGTTAGCCTTGGCGGAGGAAGCGATGGTTCTGCTGTCACTGCAGCTAATATCGTTGGAGTTGAAGCTTCTAAAACGGGTTGGTATGGTTTCTACAATCCAGACAATGTTGATGTTCGTATTCTTCTTGGTGGTGGTTTTCTTTCTACCCACTCGGCCAGTGACTTGGCTACTATCCATTCTGCATTGAGGACCATAGCTGAGAGTAGGAAGGATTGTATTGCTATTTTGGATGTTCCATATGATGAGGTGGATAGTGTTACAGATACTACTGCTTTTAGAGATACAACCCAAAACCTCAATTCCAGTTATGTAGCTCTCTATACTCCGTGGGTCAAGATTCAAGATGCTTACAATGATCAGATAGTTGAGGTTCCTCCTTCTGGTTATGTTGGTGCTCAATATGCATACAATGATTACGCAGCTGAGACGTGGTCAGCTCCAGCAGGGTTTAGTCGAGGAATGGTAAATGCACTTGGCTTGTCTAAAGTCTACACCCAAGGTGAGAGGGATGTACTTTACGCTGCTGGAATCAATCCGCTTCAAGTCTTCAGAGGGGAAGGAATTGTTGTCTGGGGACAGAAGACAGAGCAGAAGAAAGCTTCTGCATTGGATCGAGTCAATGTTAGGAGACTTTTGATAGTTGTTGAAAAGGCTATTTCTGCAACGTTGAGAGAGTTTGCTTTTGAGCTCAATAACGAGCTGACCAGGTTTAGAGTTACAGAAGTGATAACTTCTTACCTGGATGATTTGTCTTCGAGAGGTGCCTTCCAGACGGAAGCTGGAGACGATGGATATAAGGTTATTTGTGATACAACAAATAATACACCAGCGAGGATAGATCGAAACGAACTTTGGGTAGATATCTTCGTTAAGCCTTCAAGAGCGGCTGAGTTTATCCAGTTGCAAGTAATTCTTACAGTGTCAGGTGCGAGCTTTGAGGAGCTTGTATCTCGTGGTGCTTTGTTCAATTAGTTAGTAAAGATTGGTTAGTAAAGTGTTGTAGTATCTTTGTTTGTTAGGAGTATTAACAATGGCAACTATGTCAGTAGATGCACTCAAAAACAATTTGACAAATCCCGCACGGGTTTATTTGTGGGAGGTTTTGTTTCCAAATCCTGTTGCGGGGGATCCAGAGACACTTCTCCTTCGATGTCAGACAACCTCTATGCCTGGTAGGTCCTTTGGAAGAATACATGTTCCATTCAAACAGTCTGGTGGAATAGAGTTTCCTGGGAAGTTGACTTACAGTCATAATTGGGAGTTAACTTTCCAAGAGGGATCAGATCGGGAAATCTTCAACGCGTTTTATGGATGGTGCCAGGCTGTAATCCATGACAAATATAACACTGGAGACCTGATCATAAAAAGAAACATCCTCCTTCATCTGATTGAGACAGATGGTTCGGTGTCCAAGAAGATCAGATTAATCGGTTGTTTTCCAAGTGAAATGCGGGATGTCGCTTTGGATCAGAATTCAGAAGATGCATTGAAGTTTACGATTGTTTTCGGCTATGACCGCTGGGAAGAAGCTGCGTAGTTGGGTTTGAATCTAAGGCATCTTCTTAAAGGAGATAGATTTGGGTCTTGTTGACAATCTAGTTGGTTTTCCTACTATTCTGGATATTCAGAGGGCTTACAACTGGGATGTCTTTTTCCCTTCGACTGGTCTTCTGGTGGATGGAATAGTAATAGGACGTTATTGTCAAGCTATTCGGTTCGGTCAATATGAAATAGCTCAGACAGATGAGGTAATTAAGGGAGTCAAAAAGATGTTCTTTCCAATTTCATTGAACATTGAATTGATCACTGCCTCATTTGTTAGTCCTGTTCCAGATATAGTACAACTCTATTTTGTAACTTGGAAGAAGATGATTGTAGATGAAGAGGGATTCTATTCACCTTCATCTAACTACAAAAAGAATATCTATGTGATTCTTTCGGACCGAACAGGAATACCTGTGAATATGATACGTTTGGGTGAAGTATTTCCAGTTAAGTTTCCTGGATATAATCTTTCTTATGCTTCGGATGATTTACTGAAGTATGAAGTTACTTTCCGTGTTGAGAAGATTAACATGGGTACTACTGCTGTAAAAGGAGCTATATCTGGGTTGGCTGGAGCTTTGGGTATGTAGTTAATGTAGTTGTTTTATTGAGAAAGAGAGGTGTGTTATGGAAGGTTATCTTCCTATCTCGTTGCCTTCAAAATGCAAGGCTTATGGTGGAATAGATCCAAATTCAATATGTATTCGACCTTTTACAGGGAAAGAACATCAACTTACAAAGGAGATTACTTCCGTAAACATTAAGAAGAAATTGGTAACTCTTCTTTCAAATGTCCTTGTAGGGATAGATCCTCTAAAGTTGACTAGTGGTGATGTTCTGTATATAGTCTTGTGGGAGGCTATCAATTCCTATTCCAATCTCTATCCTCTAAAGATCTATTGTGAGAACTGTCTTCAGGAAATAGAAGTAAACGTAGACTTAAATGCAGTTGAGTCAATAGATCTACCTGATAATTTTTCTCAGCCGTTTGATGTTCAACTGACTACTGGGCCTCTCAAATTACGTCTTCCAACTCTAAGAGATGAAATAGAAGTTCTGGATATGGAAAGGCTGGGCCACTCAACTTACCTCTACTCGTTAGCTCTTTGTATAGAGAGTGAGGAATCATCTAGTTCTTGGGTGGTTAAGATGGAGGAATGGTCTAGTCAAGATATAATGAAGTTAGAGCAGGAGCTTGGAAAATATATTCACGGTCCTACTATGGGAGGAAGATATATTTGTCCCAAGTGTTCTGGGGAGGGCACACTAATTATACCCTTTCGAGCTGACAGACTTTTTTCAGCTAGGACGTAGTTTAGAGCAATTGATGGAACAGAAATTTGCATTGGCTTATTATGTTGGAATTGGTTCAGAGGATTTCAATAGGATGGAAGTGAAAGAGATTGAATGGATGTATGGAAGATTGGTGAAGCAGAGACAAGATGAGAATGAATCTCAAAAA